GATTCCAGTAGGCTCTCCATCGGCTCCCATGTCCTCAAAACCCTCAATATCAAGATCAGCATGAAATTCTAGTATTGTATGTGTGTCCTCAGAATAATTTTTAGACAACCCCTCAATCTCGTTTACTTTTTCCTTGACTGTGTCGGGTTCTTCTTCACCAGAACTTAACTCAACATCCATATAAATCCCACCCACCTGCATTTTACGCAGTTCATTCTCATTCATGCGTAAGACATGAGTGACTCGTGGTGCTGTTTGTACGTCACTAGCCGAATACGGCACCACTAAATCTTGAGCAGGTATAAACTTTGATACCGCTCGTTGTTTTGTAGGATCGTAGTATACCTTCTTAAACGTAGAACCAGACAGAGGCAGATAGAACAGCATTTGATCCGTGTCGGGATCAAACTCCTCCATAACTTCCGTAATCTGATAGTTCATAAATTCTTTTATTCGAGCAGCTTGTGCCTCTTTTTCGGGTGTCTCTGCACCTATAATCTGGGTACGAACAGGCCCACCAGACGGTAATAATTCCTTGTACGACTGTGATTGAAACTGGGTGACCGACTCGGATATTAGTGGATGTGTAACCCCACTTGCCCCCTCAAAAGGCTCCGTTCTATCGTCATACTGCATACCAAGCAGATCTAATCCTTGTGTGTAGGTATTCTCCCACTCGGATCGAGACTCTTGGTCTTCATCAAACAACGCTCGTAAATCGGAAGACAACTCGCCAAGGGTTCCTTCATCAAGAGCTTCCGCTATGTTTGCGTTGTGATCATACGGTTCAGCCATGACTTCTGTCTGCTGTTCCATAAGAGCTTGAACGATGGCACCGCCCTGCCCGTCGTCTATAACTTCGGCACCACCCTCAAACTCCTGCGGTGTATCAACAGCTATCTCTACTGTTGCTTCATCCGCGTCTACTTCTGGATTAATACCAGAATCTACTAACGCTGCCAGAGGTGTTCGCTCTTCTGCCACTAAAAGCTTCCTTTAAAATCTACCTTGCCACCATTGGCAAACTTCTTCGTTTTTTCAATTCTTTTACCTTCGTCTCTGGTTTTAGCTTTTCTTTCAAGCATTCCCGTTTCTTTGTTAAACGTGTTTTTATTCTTGTTTTCTAATCTAACCTTAACTTTAGGGTTTTCAGACAAAGCTCCCATACCCACTTGTGTACCAAACACATTTTCACGAAGGTAATTACCAAGATCCATCGCTTTATCTACAACTTTTTCAACCACCTTTTTATTCATCAATAGTTCCCTTTGAAGTTTGAGGTCAAGTTACCGATCATGCCACCATCTTTTAGGCGTTTCTCTTTCTCCGCATCCACTTTTCGGATAGCTTCCATCAAGCCACCGTCTTTCTTTTTAATGACGCTTTGTTTGAAATCCTTTTTTTGCTCTGGAGTCATGTCAAACCCTTTTTCACCACCCATAGCACCAGGTGATTTATTTTTTGTTTCAAAAATATATTGTAAAGGATCCTCTCTAAGACTTCTTAGCTCTCCTCTATCGTCAAAAGGAGTTTTAACTGGTACCTTTACCTTTGTCGGTGCTCCGCTCTTTTTCGACGGGCCGGTTGTTGGTTTCACCATTTCGCTCTCTCCATAATCGTTGTATATATTCTATCGTCTCTGCATGTTTCTTAGGATCATATCGTCGGTTGTCCATCAGTAGTAACTCCTCATCCTAGGTACATAATCCTCTTCTTCGTCCTCTCCGTCAAGATAAATAAACCCACCTTGACGAAACCGCATCAATGCCATTGTCATACTATCACAAAAGTCATCATGATCACCATACGGGAAAGAGGCTATTTCTTCAATAACTTCTTCGGCAAACCCCTTGTTTTCGGGTGCCCATACCTTACCTGCCTCGAACAACGGTGCCACCATATGCATTCTAGTTGTTTTGTCCTTGCCTTTGCCCGGTGAAAACGACAATGCAGGAATATTATGCAGACGTAATTCATCAATAAGGGGCGTACCACTCGCTTTTGCCTCGATAATCACCATATCTGGCTCCCAATACTCGTATTCCTCATACGCCTCGCGTTTTAAATCAGGAAAACTCCACCGTCCACGCTTCGCGTCCATCAAAATGATGTGATCAGAGCCGTCTTCCTCGGACGTAAAGATACCCCACGTTGTAATAGCACTATAATCCGCACTTTCTTTCTTCGAAAACGCTGTATCATAGCTCTGAATGATGTATTTTACGGGTGGAATGCTCTCTTTTTCCCATTTTTGCCACCAATCCTTCTTAACAATCGCTCCTTCTTCCGAAGTTGGCTCTTGTTGCCACTGTGCCGACCATTTTGCGACCGGCAACGACGCTTTTATGCCCAAAAGTGTGTCTTTATCCCAAAATTCGGGCCATAAAGGCTTGTTTGAGGGCAAAATTGCAGGAAATTCGACCACTTCCCATTGATCCGACATCATATCGCTCCCTTGAGCAGCCAGTAACCGCCCCGTCAAGTCCTTTTTACCCCATCTGGTCATCACCAAGATGATCGAACCACCAGGTTGAAGACGTTGTCGAGGCCCCGACGTGTACCATTCATACGCATTATCAAAAGCAGACTCTGAAAGAGCGTCCTGTTCCGAGTGTGGGTCGTCAATAATAAACAAATCCGCACCACGACCCGTGACTGCTGCTCCTACGCCCGCAGCAAAGTATTCACCGCCCACCGATGTCTGCCATCTACCTGCAGATTTACTGTCTTCTTTTAAACTCGTATCAGGAAAAATCTCCTGATACTGTGGATCGGCAATCAAGTCTCGTACTTTACGACCAAAACGTACCGCCAGTTCTGTGTTATGCGTTGCTTGTATTATCTTTAACTTAGGGTTCCTTCCCAAGAACCATGCCGGCATCATAAAAGACGCAAACTCCGACTTCGAATGACGCGGTGGCATGTTCACAATGAGTCTCTTGATCTCGCCCCTTGCTACTTTCTCCAGTTTCTCCGCAATAATCCTATGATGCTTGCCCTCGATAAACCCGTCATATACATGATGGGCAAACGGCATAAACTTCTCCTGTGCTTTCTCACGAAGCTCTATCTTCTTTTTTGCTTCCGTTAGAAGAAGTATCTCTTTCAAGACCTCTTCGGGAACAGCTTTGTAGTTCATGATTCTACGTTGTTAGTCTTACGGGCGGTAAGTTTCCTACAGGAGTGCCTATTGGTGGCGTTAACACAAACGGATACGCATCCGCTATACCACCCGCAGCAGGTGGTGTTGTTCCTGGTGCGGGTGTCGTGGGTGTAGTAGGAGTGGTCGTAGTATCTGTTGGTGTGTTCGGTGCAATAATCGGTACACACTGTTGCAATGTAGGATCAAAACGAAAACCAGGTGGGCACGGATCTTTTGCAGGCATCGGCATACCACCGCCACCACTTGGCGAAGGTGCTCCACCACCAACAGCGGGTCCAGGTCCAGGTACCCCCATCAACTGTTGTTGGGCAGGGGACGGACCTTTATAGTTTGGATCGCCTCGTAAAAACTCAAAGATGTCATTCATCTCAAAGTTAGAAATGCTTTTGCCTACGCCCTTTAGGAATCGACCTAATCGCTGAAGAATATTTAAATCTTCTTGTGTCTTTGGTTTAGTAGTCCCTTTACCTAAACTAAATATTTTGTTCGCCTCAAGATTGTCACCTATCTGTGATGGTAGCGTGTCTTGCTTAGTTGTAAGATTAGCAATAGTTCTGGCAAGAGCGGGACTATCTGCAAGACCCAGTCCTGTTCCCATCGGAGCCACATCTTTAGTGGTCGAGGGACTAAAGCCATAATCAAAAACAAATGTAGGATCGGCACGAGTCATTCTTAATGGCTCTACAAGATTGTCGCCTAGTTCTGCAGGATACTCCTGCTGTGGAGAAATTATATTCTGAAAACCTTGTGGAGTGACTGTAAGTTCTCCTCCCCCTAACTGAGACGGAAACAAATTGCTTCTTGTTTCCATGCCCATGCCTCGTGGTGCAAATCTATCCACGACATCATA